TGTCGGTTTCCTTGTTGGCAGCGGAAGAGGTAGCGGTTGGGATGACGCCGAAGGTGTCACCGATCTCGCTGACGGGGCGAGCGAGAACCTCTAGGACTAGGGCTGCGTCTGTCTCCCCGAGGGTGGATTGGAAGTATTGCGTCCAGCGCTCTGGATCATCGACCATATGCTGGGCGAGTAGCTGAATGGTGCGAGTCCCCATACGACCGAGTGGCTCTCGCATAGAAGTCATCACTTCATCGTGACGGTTCTTACCCTCTTGGAGAATGGTGAGGGTAGTAGCTGCGGGAGTTCGGGATGGGAGATCTGTTAGGTTGCCCTGACGTAGATCGGACACACCCACACGCGACTCTGCCATCTGGAGCATGAAGCCCATAGTGGTCGGTAGTGAGGGGTAGATGTCGCCAAGGCGTACTTCACCGACGCTCTCACCGGGGCCGACCATCCAAGTCTTGCCCGGGAAGACATCGTTCGATGCATTCATTCCTCGTGGCACAGCATACATGCGAGTGTTGGCGACCATGACATTGTCGATCTGGGCATTGAGGAGCTTGGTCATGGTGGCCTGTGCCCATTCATCGATCTCTGCCATCCCGATGCCATAGAAGCCGAAGCCGGGAAGGAAGCGGACGTTATCGAATGGGCGCTGCCCGTGGTGGTAGGGGTTGTAGGTAACGCGGAGGATCTCTTCGGTCTCATGATGCCAGACTACGACGATGTCTTCGTCGATGCCGTCGTTGTCTACGTCGAAGCGGCACCAGACCTCGTAGAGTTCGGCGCGGTCTGACTGCCAAGGAGTGTACTCGTCTAGTTGACGGATCTTCTGATCAACGGTATCTTCTTGGGGGCGGTCGGTGACGTAGCTTTGGACGACTGTGACTGCACGCTTATCGTATGGAGGATAAGAGCCACCTATAGCGGCAGCGGCTGCGTTCAGTTCGTTGGTTGTGAGGAAGAACTTCTGAGCAACCCACTGCGCGCCACCAACCGGAGCATCGGGATCGATGTTCCATGAGTCGGCGGGAATGAAGAAGTGATTGAGCGGGACGTACTCGATTGCGGGACGGGAGGTTACCTTGAGTTGCTTGGTGATGATGCCATTCTCGTAGCCCTTGGTATTGCGGGAGCTATGGACCCAGTGGGTCTTGTAGATGCCGGTGCCAAGGATGATGTTGTAGAGAAGGGCTTTTTCGTTGACGCCTCGTAAGTGGAGGAAGTCTCGGTCGATGACAGAGAGAGCCTCTCGGAGCGCGTTGGCATGGTGGACGAGTTGAGGCGCGTGGATAGGATCAACGTGCCAGAACTGGTCAGTAGCGTGGAAGGACTGCATCAGATCTGCGTAGACAGGATCTGAATGGATGGCGGTAAGAGGGAAGCGGAGGTTAGAGGCACCCGGCCAAGGGAACTCTTTGATACCGGTAGGAAGCTTGGCACGCCACTGTTCGATCTGATCCTGCCAGACAGTGACTAGCTTAGCTTGGTCTCCCTTAGTGTTCCAGAGTTGCTGGTGGAACCAGCGTTGGAACTCCGCTCTGCGGCCCTTAGACCACTTGATCGCTTCGACTTGGGGCATTAGGGCAATACATTAAAATGGTCAACGAGGGTACCGAACCGCCACTTAAGAGTCGATGGAATGCCGATCTTGTTTGACCCGGTCCCGTGATGGGTAACCTTGACGAAACCATTCTTTGGGTCGAACTGGGTAGAGCCGCCACCACCAACCTGCCCGATGGGAGATCCGGGACCGATTGATTTGGCTGGGTAGCCTTTAGGATCGAAGGAGTCAGCACCAGCGTTATTGGTGCCAGATTGAGAGTAACGCTTCGCAGCCATTGGTAATCCTCGTTCGGGTAAGTGCGCACTGTACCGAGGACTAAAGTAACGAGGTAGTCAAGAGTTAAAGACCCCCGCCCGGGAGGACGAGGGTCTGAATTTTTAAGTCGCATTGTAGAGGGCTTGGGACACAGCCTGAGAGATTGGGGCGACTTAGCGGTTAGGGGCTCTTGTTCATAAAGAGCTGGTCCGTAACTCGTTCTCTCTTCGGCCCTTACGAGTCAGTGGGCTTCCCGTCGTTGGGTCCGGTGACGGTGGCAGATTCCGGTCCTTCCAATATAGATTCAAGAGCAACCCCCTCTACGGCGGCGACTTCAGAGGTGGGGACGGCGTAGCGTAGCCGTCCGTTGTGGTCGATGACTCGCACCCAATGCGCGCCGAGTACCACCTCAGCTTCGTCGAAGACCCGCAGGAACCTCGCATCGCGGAAGTGGATCCTGACCATGCCCGTGGTTCGATCTTTGGTTTCGATCATGCCGTATTATAACGCGTGCGCGCCCGCGTGTCAATACCCTCCCCCTTTAGAGAGAGAGGCGAGGAGGCGATCCTTCTGCGCCTGCTCTGCTACCTGCGCGTCGAGAGAGGAGACAGCGGCAGAGCCAGCCATCCGCTCCCAAGCAGGGTCGATCTGGAACGAGAGGGCATCGAGGAAGTCTCGCTGCGATCCTCTGGGGAAGGAGCCGTATTCAGTCTTGAAGTTAGTCATCGTCTTATGGATGTAGAACTGCCCGGCGCGGAACCAAGGCTGCAGCCCATAGATGCGGAGCTCTTTCGATTTGGCTCCGTGAGAGGGGATCTCATGGAGGATAGGCATCGGGTGGACGCGGGCGGTAGTGAGGGCGCGTTTGATTGGTTCGAGGAGGACCCGCTGCGCTACGATGGTTTCGAGCATGATCATCTGAGGTCGATATCGGGAAGCAAACTCTGCAACCTTGATACCCAACTCGTCGGGACCGAGTCCGCGCTCAGCGAAATCCTCAAGAAGGAAGAGCCGTTTGCCGTCCGTCCCGACCACCGCAATGGCCGTTTTAGCCGCGGTGCGTTTATCACTGAAAGCAGGGTCAATCGAGATGTAGGTTGTGAGGTCTGCGAGCCTTTGGACTTGCCTCTTCCCGTCTTCGTCCCTGAACCAGATGTTCTTGCGGTTCCCTTCGATCTCGTACTCATTGAGCCACTCATAGCGGAAGGCAGCGTCACCGCCCTCAGCGGGCGCGAGCATGTAGTTAGCTTGGAAGAAGATAGGGTCCTGCCGCTCAATCATCTCTAGCTCATCGATAGTCCAACGCTCTGGGAAGATCGACTTGCCCTTGGAGATAGCGGGCCTGCGGTAGATAGCGAGCTCTCCCCTACGATGCAAGACTATATCTTGGGTCTCGCCTGTTGGTAGGGTAAGCTGCCAGATGTAGGTCTTGAGCGGTTCTCCGTGGCCCCACAGACCGAACTCTTCTTCTGTCCCCTCTAGATAGGAGTATGTGTCTCCGACCCACCACGGGGTTCCAATAACAGTGATAAGATCTCGTTTGGGGCTACAAAGGAGAGGTTCCAAACGATTGAACCATCTGTTCGTTGCCTCAATTTCAGAGAAGCTGCCCCTAAGAGCGTTCTCGGCGGCGTTCTGGGATATCGGATCGTCAACGATCCATTCATCGACGTGGATACCAGTAACTGTTGCCCCGACTCCTGCAGCGAGCACTGACGGTGAAGTAGGCCGGGGCTTTTTTCGGTTAAGGACAATTCGATCAGCAGACCAGACGGTCTTTCTGTAGTCTGCAGGGATGACTTCGGGAAAAAGCGCTTGAAGAAGTTCATTCTGTTCAAACTCCAGCTTGACCTGAGCGAGGAAGCCATTAGCGAGATCTTGCTTCTCGTTGGCGATTCCGACTGAGTAATCCGTGCGAGATACGAGGCGCTGGATCGTTCTGCATTTCGTGACAATCGCACTCTTGCCAAATCCTCGTGGTACTTGGATAAGCTGTACGCGAGCATTATCGATCTCCGGTATGCCGGTTGCGTGTTCTGCGAAGAGGCACATCGAGTAATGAGCGCTCATCGTCATAGGGATCAGCGGCTCCATCCCGATGACCTGAGCAGCCAGAAAGTAGAGAGCCGAGCGTTTGCCCGGCTCAGCGACTGTGCAGAGGCGACGGAGCTCATGCCACCGCTCATCGCCCTGCTGGAAGCTAATCGTCTTCGACAATTTCAGCCTCTAGTATCGAGTAGTCCGATGTGATCTCTTGCGGGATGAGTGCGTTCGCACCCCCCAAGGTTACATTGATCGTCATCGAACCGGTGGTGCTCCTGATATCGGAGTCCTTGATGAGGTTGTGGGTCTTGAGCAGATCCTTCAAGCCCATCCTGACCTCGCGGTAGTCGCCAGCGTGCTTAGCGGCCTCGATTGCACCGAGGTAGTCGAGGGCGGCGTTGGCGATGTCAGAGCGGATAATCAGCGCGCCCATCCTGACCGGGTCGCCTATCATCTGCGAGATCTCGGATCGGTAGGTGTGGGCCGCTGGCGTCGAGATCCATTTCTTCAGCGTACTGTCGGCGCGGTTAACCCCAGTCTCCTCAAGGGCTTCCGCCCATGTAATTCCGTAGATATCCTTGCGGGCGATCACGAGCTTGACCCATCGAGGCAAGTCGCTTACATTGGTTCTCGTGGAGAGCGGCCTAACGCGCAACAGCGCGAGCTTGGCCTTGATCGAATCCTTGGAGAGGGAAGACAATGAATCAGTCATTTCAGGAATGTCCTCGAACTGCCGCAGCAGATTGGGTGCTCATAGGAGATAGAGTGCTCGACCGTTTTACAGAGATCACAGATATACATCTTGATCGGCCCCTTAGATTGTCCACTACGCATAGTGACGGGTGTGTGAGGCCCGCGCTTACAAACCCTTTGCAAGGTATTCAGCCAAACCTCATGCGGTTGTATAACTCTCATAGCTCAGAAGATAACTCATCAAGCAATTACAAGCAACCCCCACGGGGCAGGGTGGTCTACAGCGCAATCCTCCACTCCTACCTCCGCGCTCCATCTCTGCCACTAGGGGGCTATAATGACGCCATTTGACGGGGTCAAACAAGCAATCGCCACTCACATGCCCAGCTATGATGCTGAGGTAGCTGAAGTTATCCTAGCGACCGTCGTCGCCAATAAGCTCGACGGCCCACCAGTCTGGCTGATGCTGATCGCTCCCCCCTCGTCCGGGAAGACGATTGCGCTGGAACCGCTGGATGCGCTTCCCAATACCAAGCTACTCAGTAAAATGACCGAGAAAACCCTCTTAAGCGGTATGCCCGACCAGAACGGCAAACCCGCCTCTCTCCTGCTCCAGCTAGGCCCAACGCCTACTCTCGTCGTCAAAGACCTCGGGACGCTCCTAGAGATGAACCACTTCTCCAAAGGCGATCTCTATGCACAGCTTCGTGAGGTATACGACGGCTACATCTCGGCGGCATATGGCAATGGGCGCTTTGTCGAATGGCCGGGCAAGGGCAAGAGAGGGAAAGCCACCCTCATCGTAGGAATGACCCCCTCTGTCGATATGTACCATGTAATGGAGAGCCACCTAGGAGAGCGGTTCCTCCGCTACCAGTACCGATCCTCTAAGAGCCCCATCGAGCTAGCAAGGGCCTCTATCTACAATACCGGTAGCGAGGCTCAGCTAGAGGCAGAACTCCGCGCTTCCTACGCTCAATGCAACCGTATGGTCACAATGCGCCTAGCTAGGGGCGGACCCTACGCGGGGAAGAAAACCAGCGAGATCTGTACCAAGCTGGCAGTATTGACAGCAGCAGCCAGAACCTCAGTAATCCGCAACCCTTACGAAGGCCACGGGGTCTCATTGGTACCAGAGGCTGAAGCTACCCCTCGCGTTGCTAAGATGCTCTGGCTGATGGCGCAGGCTCTCTGCGTCCTGCGCAACGAGGACGATCTCTCCGACACCGACCTCCTCACCAAGATCGCCGTTGACAACATCCGTAACCCCCGTCGTCAGATCTACCTTGAGATGCTGGAGTCTGAGAAGGCTGGCACCCCAATGATGACTCTCAAGGACTTCGACACCGCTGTCTCCCCCAACACACTGAGGCGGCAATTGGAGGATCTGGTGCTGGCAGGGGTTTTTTCCATCGTAGCCGTCGAAGATTGCCCTCCACACTTCGGCCCGGGGCGTCCGCCGACCTATTACACGTTCGCTGACGATACCCGGAATTTATTACGCGAAACGCAATCCCTTTAATCCCACCAACTTAGCTTCCCCGCCCCTAGCGAAATAATAAATACCAACAGACCTAGGGGTGGGGTGTGTGTATTATATCTCTTATCCTCTATACCCACTTAAGTCTGTTGGTACTTATTATTTTTGGCCCCCTTGACTGCAGAAGTCCGCCACGTTATATTTTTACCATGAAAACTATCCTGATTGGGTGCGGAACGCGCCCGGATGTGCTGAAGCTGGCCCCAGTTTGGGAAGAATTGCGCCTAAACCCCCGTTTCACCACCAAAATCTGGTGGAGTGGGCAGGGAAAGGACATTTTTCCCGTCGAACACCAATACATGGTAGACAATTCCTCTAAAATCGCATGGAGCTCACTCAATGAAGGCATCGCGGATACTATCAAGGGCTTTGATGATGCTATTTACCTGTATGAGCCGGATCTGGTGGTCACTCATGGCGACGATGCTACTGCTTATGCTTGCACCTTGGCTGCTTTTAACCGCTCTATCCCAGTGGCGCACGTCGAGGCGGGCCTCCGCACCTACCGCGACACCCCGCACCCCGAAGAAGCCTACCGCCGCTCGATAGCGCTGATGGCTTCGATGCATTTTGCGCCCGACACCATCGCCCGGCTCAACCTGATTCAAGAATACATCCCCCATGACCGCATCTTCATCACCGGAAACACCATCAATGACGTTATGCGGGCTTGGGCTCCCGCCTTTAATGGCAACCTAGACATCCTAGTCACCCTCCACCGCCGTGAGAACACCGGTCGCCACATCGCTTCTGCCCTTAACACCCTCGGTCTTTGGGCAATCAAGCACAACATCACCGTCATCAAGCACCCCAACTGGCAAGATCAGTACGATCTCTCCAAGCTAATCAACTTCATCGACCCCGTTCCACACGATGAGCTTCTCAACTTGATGTCTCTGAACGATTTCGTCGTCACCGACTCCGGCGGACTGCAGGAAGAATGCGCATTTCTCGGCTGTCCCTGCATAGTTTACCGCGAAGAGACCGAGAGAACCGCCCTATTGAATAGCGGTGCGATCATATTAGCCCCGCCCTCAGACCCCGATTCCCTCGACGATGCCCTCCGCATTTTGCTGAGGCGGCAATACGCCTACGGAAACGGCACTGCAGGGCTCCAAATCGCCCGTTTGATCGAAAAACGCTTAGGAACCTGCGCAAATGTAGCAGGAGTCGAAGCTATAGGGGGAGATTCGGCGGATTTACCGGGCTAAGCCTACTATTTTACCCCATCATATGCTCTTATGGGTAGGTTCACCCCTTATATATAGGGGGCAGCCAAAGGGGGGCGACGGGTTGAGACTGATTCTCATTCTCATTCTGTGGTGTAGCCCCCATGAGAATGAGACCCGTTCTCATTCAGCGGACGGGACGCGCCGGTTGAGAATG